GATTGCTGCCATCGTTCACAGCTTCAAACATGTTGGGGAACTGCGTCTTCAGGCCCTCCACCTTGTCATTCCACCCCTTGATGTTGCCGTTCTCATCCAGCGTCAGGGTTTCACCATCCGCCTTCAGCTTTTCGTTCAGCTTGAAGGTCAGATAGTCCACATCCGCCGCCTTTGCAGACAGCAGACCGACCTTGATTGCGGAATTCACGCGCTCCTGCTGAAGTTTTGCTTCAAGCTGCTGATACGCTTCCGCATCCTTCGCAATGATCGCCTGAAGTTCAGCCTGACCCTTTGCGGCCTTTTGCAGTTCTGCAATCGTGGCCTTTGCCGCATCGCGTTCCTGCACAGCGCCTTCATAGTCGGTCTTCATCTTCGGATAGCGAACGTCCATGTTTTCATGGCTGGTTGTGAAGATGTTGTTTTCCTTCATGGCAGTGCCGAAGGCCGCTGCCTGTTCTTCCGTTGCGTTGAAAATCTGCTTCAGGATTTCGATAATGTTCATGATGTCCGTCCTTTCGTTACGCTTTTTACACGGTTGCTTCGTGTGATTGGAGGGCTTTTTACGTCATCCCCGGACGAAGATATATAAAAGCCCTGCCACAGTGTGACAGAGCCTTTATCCCAGCAGTTTTGTCCATGTCTTCTTGCCTACAACGCCGTCAACATCAAGGCCGTTTGCTGCCTGATACTGACGCACTGCCGCAACGGTCTTCGTGCCGAAGATGCCGTCCACCTTGCCGGATGTGAATTCCGTTGTGTGGTTCAGCAGCCATTGCAGCACCTTGACCTGTGTGCTTTTGCTTCCAATGCGCAGCGTCTTCATGTCATACACCACGCTTTCCGCCTTGTTTTCGGCCTTGTCAGCCGTTTCAGCCTTCTGTGTGTTGTCTTCCTTCGGTTTTGCTTCAGGGGCTGTCACAGCCGTTTCTGCACCGCGCAGCCGTGCCTGCACCCTTTCACGGAACTTGTCCATGCTGTCCCCGAAGTGTTTCATCCAACTGACAGGATCGCCGTGATTGTTTGCGTACCCTGCTTTGTGGGCTTCTGCATGGCTGGTGATGTTGTCAGCCGTCCAGCCGTACATCCTGCACAGATATGCGCAATATTCCTCCGCAACCGTGATTGCTTTCCAGTAGTATTCAACATCCGTGTTGCTGCCCTGACAGATTTCAAATTGCAGATAGGCGTGTGGGTTGTAGTTGTAACTGCCCTTTGATCCGCTGCCAGCGCCCCAGCAGGCAATGTCATGGGGCAGGGTTTCAGCAACAACCACATCACCGCTTTTGTCATATCCGATGAAGGCATGCACGGACTTCGTAGCTGTTGCCTTGTTCCAGTGGTTGTTATACTGATTCCTGCCCAGTTCTTCTTCAGCGTCAACATATCGGCGCAGCTCCCGGTTGACCGATCCCGTGCTATGCACAAAGATGCCAACCGGGGTGATCGCCTTCCTTTTCGCGTTGAAGCATGGATGCTTCGTGAAGTATGCTTGAATGATCTTCAGTAATCCCACGTTGCACCCTCCCTTCGCATTTACTCGCCATCAGGCGGTTCGGTTTTCACATTCGGTTCAGTGGTCACATAAACGTCTGCGCCAGCGCCCTTCGCGTCTGCCAGACCTTCTGCCAGCAGATAGCCCAGCACAGCAGCGCCCTGAAGGATGATTCCGGACACGGTTTCAGCGGTTTCTGCATCGCCCTTGAACGCAATGATCAGGCCGGAAACAAAGGCCGCAACAGCGACCCACAGCTTGCGGGAAGTCAGCTTGTTCACCCAATAGTTCATGGTCGTACCTCCTTGTTTTGTGTAGAAATGAAAAAAGACCACTTTTTCAAGTGGTCTTTGCGACTTGTATTCTGTTATACACGGATCAGCCCAATGGAATCACCTTCTTTCGGGAAATAAAAAACGCGCCATGCAGCAGGTGTGCATGGCGCAATCATTATTTGTTATTTTCAACCGTTCCCCATGTTTCTTCAATCAGTTCGCCGTCTTTCGTGCATTCACGAATAACACAGCGCACAGCTTCCGTTTCATCAACGTTGTTTCCATCGGAATCGAAATAGTAAATTTCGGAATAGTCACCGCCGTTCGGTGTTTTTCCATTCATTTTCAAGTGTTTCGCCATGTTCGCACCCCTCACTTCAAAAGCACATCAAGGATCGCAGTTCGGTTCGGGAAATCCTTTTTGAAGGATGCTCGATCCTTCACATATTCAGCAACACTTTCAGCGAAGTCTTCAGTGTTGGAATTTTCTCCGTATTTTGTACAAGACTTCTTTCCACTTACCATTATATCATCAACCATCGCTTTTGTCCAGTTCGCATCTTTTGAAAACCTATCGAAAAAACTTGCTTTGTTTTTGTCGATGAAATGTCCCGCTTCGTGGCAATATGTGCGAACGACATAATCTTCATCGTGGTCGTAGTTATACCGCCAGAAAGTGATTGTCTGTCCGCCTGTTGCATATGAATGCGTGAAACCTTTGTACTTTTTCCGCCAGTACGAATCTTGCGGGTTGTAGTAGTCCACGAACTGGATTGTCTTCTGCGCTTGCTTTCTGATGTTTTCCGGAACTTTTGCCCACAGCGAAATTGCCATTTCAGGTGTCATGTGCTGCTGCCGCTTGTTGTATTTCTCAGGGAATACAAACTTCGTTCCGTCCGGCGTTTCGTATATGACAGCATCAGACTGTTTTCTCACTCCGCCGTTGCCATCATTGAAGCCGAATTTCTCTTTCGTCACGGAACACTGCAAGCCCGAAATGGTCACAGGCGGTTCTTCGTCTGCCTTTTCAGCCGCCTTCAGATACTTCTGTTTGAAGTCCTCAAAGTCATCCTTCTTGTCCAGTTCAAAGAACTTCGCCCTCTCCTTCAGCACCTTCAGTTCATCTTCATCCAGCGCCCACTTCGCACGGGTCAGCGCAACACAACGGCAGTTGCAGTCTTCTTCAGGCTTGCCGAAGTCCCCCGGATACATGGCGGTCTTTCCGTCCATCTCAAAGGGTTCGTTCGTTTCCCTGATCTGACCGTCCAGCCGTCTGTGTGTAGGCCGTGTGTCCCCGTCAAGCGTACCGTCCCACTGCTTCACCACATCGCAGCCCCGTGTCTTTGCAGCATCCCGTGCATCGTTTGCCGATGCCTGCTGGATTCGGTGTCCCTCTGTCCGCACGATGGTCTTTGCCCTTGACAGCGGGGCTTTTGACCTGTTCGCGATGTTCCGTGCGATGTCTGCAAAGGGCATGTTCGATGCAATGCCCCGTGTGATTTCCTGCGTGATCGCCTGCTTCAGTTGCTTGATGTTGACACCGATATGTTTGTACAAGCCTTCATTGATCTGGCTGTCCGTGATGATAGCCTTGACAGCGGCCTGCTGGTCAAGCGGAACGATCAGCGGGATGCCCTGCCCGTGGATGCTGTACATCGTGCCGATGAAGCCGTCCTGATAGCTGTCATGCAGATACTGCTGGATCGTGGCGTATTCATCGCCTTGCAGCTTGTCAAGGATGCCTGTGACCTGTCCCTTCAGCGCCTTCTGATACTGAATCTGGTATACCTTGCTTTGCGTCAGTTCATCCGATTGAAGCAGCTTGATCTTTTCATCAATGTCCTTCAGCGCCCGTTTGTACTGCCGTTCAAGGTCATCAATGGCCTTCTGTTCCTTGTCAAGCTGAATCTTGATGACCTGACGTTCCTGCTTATTCAGCATCGTCCATCACGCCTTCCGGTTCGGTGGGCAGGTTTTGCAGGATGGTCTGTGCCGCTGCCGGATCAGTCCCCGGTGCTTCCGTGGGCAGCTTGTCCTTGATGTCATTGTAGTCAATGTCAAGCTGTTCGCAGATCAGTTGCAGGATTGTTTCATCGTCAATGAAGTCCCGCAGGGAAAGCACCGTGTTGATCTCCGCCTGCCGCTTCTGCGCTTCCGTCAGTTCGATCCTTGCATTTTCCTCCGCATTGGTCGGAATCTCAGGCTGGAACTTGAAATACACATCCTTCTGCGTGAATTCCGTGCCGTGTTCCTGATTGATTTCATCCAGCGCAAGGCCGATCTGCCAGCGCAGGAAGCACTTCAACCGTGGCTTCAGCTTTTCGGTCTTCAGGTCAAGCAGGCTGTATGCGCTCTTTATCGCAATGTTGGTCGTGGCGCTGGTGTCCTTCAGGTTGTGAAGGTTCAAGGCCATGCCGAAGCGATAGATATTTTCTTCGTCAATATCCATCATGGTCTTCCGGGCTTCCACGGGGATGTTGACCGTTTCGATCTTCACATCACCGCCTTCACCCACACCCACATGCTTCTTCGCCTTGATGTTCAGCATCAGTTCATCAAGGTTGTCCCCTTCAAAGCCTGTGACCACATACAAGGCTTCTGACATGTCCTCAATGTTGTTTGCAAGGCCGCAGGACATCAGGTCATAGTCATCAATCAGGGGCTTGATGGGCTGAAGATCGCTTGTCTGGTTGCGGTTGTTGTCAAAACGCTGGAAGGGGATGAACCCATACCCGCCGTGATGATATCGCTTTGTGTCCCCCTCCTTCGTGGACTTATAGACCACATGGGGACGGGGGTTGATTTCCTCCGATTCATCCAGCGTGATTTCCCCTTCATCGATCTGACAGAAGAACTGCACCTGCTGATCATCCCACACCTGAATGCGCTTGATCTTGCGGCCTTCCTTGTCAATGCGGTCAACAAAATGGTAAATGATGTATTCGCAGTTGTCTTCCGTTTCGTGCTTGCGCACTTCCACCACGCCCAGACTGTCTGCACATTCAAAGGTGGATTTGCCGTTTGCATCCTTGTAGGTGTAGGCGAATCCAAAGCCCTTTGCGACCACATCCGTCAGCAGTTCACGAAGCTGCATCTGGAATTCTTCGTTATCATTGAACCGTTCATCCAGTTCATTTTGCAGGTCAGGGTCATCGCTGCGGATGACCGCTTCATCATTGGACATCAGGTATTGCACCGTCTGATCCACGTTTTCCCTGAAGAATGGATGGGGCTTGCGAATGTTGCTCTTTGTGGAATCCTCTTGCAGCTTGCCGTCTGCATTGATGAAGAAGACTCTTTTCTTCAGGATGTCATGCTGTGCGTTGTAATACCGATCTCCGACTTCAGCCTGCTGCTTTCGCGGACTGGCCTTGTCTGCTTCGATGAATGTTCTGATCTGGTCTGCCGTCAGCATGGGGAACACCTCCCTTCGTTATTGTTTCACTCATAGTCTCGTAAACCTGTACACTTTCAACCCGCAGATGATCAGCACATCCCCGTTCGGCTTTTCAAGCTGACCGATTGTGTGCTTGATCTCCACGCATTCCAATACAAGGTGACAATCCGGCGTTGTGATGTCCGCCCAATCGCCCACCTTGACAGATTCAAACATTTGTGCATCCCCGATGATGTAGCCGCCGTTCCATAGTCCCATGTAACAGCAATCGTCATCAGCGTGGGCAAGAGAAAGGGAAGCATCCACCCCGGCTGTGGGGATTCGGATGCTTCCCTGTTGATTTGGTTCATTTGGTGCTGCAATGGTTGCGTTCATCACCACGCCCGAAGGGACTGTCAGCAGAGGAAGCACAACCACCGGGAGCATGATCAGAACAAGCAACGTGATGAAAACACTTCGCTTCATGTCCTTCGCTCCTTTTCTTCCTGTACGATTTTGTCAGAATGCTTACACCGTGGGATTGTCGGCATATTCGCCTGCGACTTCATCCGTCACTTCCGGTTCTTCCACGATGTACTGCGCATCAATCACCGTTTGAATCTCCATCAGGTCAGCTTCGTCCAGCACACCCTTTTCCAGCCAACCGACAGCATTCAGGATAATCTGATAGTCAGCCATCTTGCCGACAGCATTCAGGAAACCACGCATGATAAAGTTCTTCAGAGAAAACATAGAATCACGTTCCTTTCTTTTTACACGTTTGCACCCTGCGAGAGGATAGCCGCATTCAGCTCATCAAACTTGTTGTCGATGTACATCTGCGTATCGGCAATATAGGTCAGGTCGGTGTCCCCGGTGTTGCTCCAGACGTTGTTTGTGCCTTTGAGCGTGGAAAGCTGCTGAGGCGTGAGTTGGATGGTGTAAGGCTCGGCCACTTTGTAGGCAATCGCCACAGGTGTTCCCGCTGCATACTGCTCTGCAAGATATGCTTTCCACGACGCAACGTCAGGGAATAACGTCAGGTCTGGGCGTGCAACCATCATGTCCATGTTATAAGACGGGCTATTAACCACATTAAACCCTATGTTATTTGTGGCGAGCTTGATTTCCGCAATCCCCAGATGACTGCACTTGTTATGTTTGCCAGCAACAGCGGTGTTGAGTTCTTCAATTTTCAAATAGTAAAAGTTGCTTACTTGGTTGTCGGGATCGATTGACTTCCAGCCCTCGCTTCCGTCTAAAGCTCGGAAAACAAAGTCTGACGTCAGCACCCCAGTCCCCCAGTCCAGCGTACCGCCGTATACCGTTTCCGGCAGGTCGGCGGTGAGGGTTTGGGCTTGGTAGGGTTCGTAGGCTCCTTCTGTTTTGCTTACCATAAACTGTTCAATTGTTGCGGAATGCCCCGCACTATTTGAATAACTGTAGCCGTTCGCGTAAAATACAATCTTTGCAACATCCCTATCAAGATTTACCGTTTTCGCCAGTCCTCTTGTTAGTTCACTTACAATCGCAACAACTAAACCATTCTTGTCTTGGAACTCCGCTACGGGGGGTTGTTCTCCTGTTGTGCTTGCGTTTGTGCAACTAACGATATAACTCCCAGCTGGAATACCGATCCTATTCGTACTTCCTTGTACAAACGTTAGAGTTTCCGATATGTTAGCTAAATTCTTCCCTGTCCTCTGCGCCGTCACATTATCCCACCCACTGATAGGCCGCACATTGTCCGGCGAAGGATCACCGCTTCCCTCCTGCACAGGCTCAATGTGGGAAATGACCTGCACAGCGGGGCGGTCTGCGCCGTCCGTGATGCTGACGATGCTGCCAGATACCGTGGGCGTAATGGCAGGAGCAGCGGTTTCCGCCAGTTCCACCGTGGCGGCAATGGTCGCTGCGGTTGCCTTGTTCGTGTTCTCAATCACCGCATCCGTATCAGCACGAATGGCTGCAATGGTCGCTTCTCCCTCTGCCGTCACAGCTTCCATTTCGGCAATCTGGTTCAGTACATCATCCAGCGTAGGGACAACAGCGCCGGGGTCAATCAGCGTGTTGGTCGTGGTCAGCCTGATATAACCATCGATCACGGCAATGGTGGTCTTTGCGCCTCCTGCCGTGACCCGCACTGCCAACGTGAAATATCCGTCCTCAATATAGCAGGAGGCAGGAAGGGTCACACTGACACGGTTGCCCGAATAGCTGCCATACATCGCGACTGTTGCCGTATCATTGCGGATGAAATACCCCGCAACAGTGACCGTGCCGCTTAACGCTTCCGCCTTGCCGCTGCGGGTCAGGTCGAAGTTGAACACATCGCCCTTGCTGTCACCCGTGGCAAGCAGCAGACCCATGTTCTGCCGGGATAGTGGTTTGTCAAGGTCGATGGTGTAGTTGTGATTTCGTGTTGCCATGTGTACCACCTCATTTTCAGTAATGCCATTTATCATCAGTGATGTACTTTTCAAGCGCATAGCGCATTGCGTCCATCAGATGATTGAAGTCATCAATGGGAACGTTCAGCTTCGTGCCGAACTTGTCTTTGTCCCATGTGTAGTTGCTGATCTCCGTCAGGAAGTTCACGCATCGCGGATGGATGATGATCTGCAAGTCCTGAATCCACTGGATGCCGTTCTGGATGCTGTCCCTGCCCTTTGCAGCGGCCTTGACCCGCAGCCCCAATGACTTCAGTTCGTCAATCGACTTCGGTTCAGCGCTGTCCGCCGTGATGTGTTCCTTGCCGTATCCCATCCCCTTGACTGTTTCGGAGATCGCCCGGTTCGACATGCCCGTCTGGTACATTTCATCGAACACAAAAAGCTGCTTCGCTTCCTTGTCTAAAAGGCCGCAAAACAGCGTGGATGGGTCGTTCGTATATCCGAAGTCAAGGCCGAATGCGGACACCAGCTTCGGATGGGCTTTCCTGAATTCTGCTGACGTGTGGTCGAAGTCTTCTTCCTTCCAGTTCTCATAGACAAGGCCGTCCACGATACCCCAACCGCCCAGACCTGCAACAGCATAGCGCCGGGGGTTGTTCTTCTTCATGGTTTCGAACACCTTGATGTCAGCAGCATCAAGCCATTCGTTGCACATGTAGTTGGTCGTGATCGCAAGGATGTCCGGATCAGGTGGAGCATCGAAGAATCGCTTCTTCAGCCAGTGCCTTTCGTTCCACGGGTTGAAGGTGATCGTCCATTGCTTGAACAGCCCTTCCGGACATTCACCACGGATGGATTCGTCAAGGATGTTGAAGTCATCTTCGTTCATGACCTCATATGCTTCTTCCAGCCATGCCCAGCACAGCACACCCACATCAACCGTGATCGATGTGACCTTCAGCGGATCGTCCAAACCCCTGAAGTATATCTTCTGGCCTGTGGGCTTATACACCGCTTCAAGGGGATTCAGCTTGAATTCCCAGTGTTCATCAACGCCCAGACGATGCACAGCCCACTTCAATTCTGTGTAGCACGAATCCTTCAGCGTTCTGTACGTCTTGCGGACAACCAGCAGATTCGGCAGCAGTCCCGTGGGGTTTCCCTTTTCATCAAAGGGATACTTCATCATGTTGGTGATGTACCGCAGGGCTGTTGTCTTGCTTTTCTTTGATGCACGACTGCCCTTGCACACCAGATAGCGACCTTTGAACCGCCAGAATGTGCCGTATCCCTTGCCGACCAGATCAGGAAGTTTCAGCTTGCGTCTTGTGATTGCGTTCAAATGCAATCAGCGTCCTTGAATGCCTGAAGCAGCTTCGGGAACTGAAGCGCTATCCAGTCAACCATTTCTTCATTCTTTGCCCAGCCGCATTCATATTGCAGCGAAGAATCCGACAGGCCGCTTTCGCTAAAGAAGGCATGGACAATTTCATGCCGCAGGCAAAGTTTTTCTGCCATCCGGCAATAGTCATCCGTATCATCTGCATAAACCGGATGGGTTCGCAAGTTGCAAAGGACGATTTCCTTCATGACTTCATCTTGATAGCCACCGATGCCACGCTTTTCAAAGCAGGGCTTTTCATTGTAGTCAAATCGACTGATTGTGTATTCCGTACCCAATACGTTAATCTTCAAGGTTATCCTCCCCCGTAATCACAACCGGAACAGCGCCAGTCACATCCACTTTATCAGTGAACAGGCTGTATCTCTTGCCCAGCAGTTCAGCAGCTTTGTTTGCGTCTGCAAGTCTTGCAGGAATTTGCACGACTTCCGGCTTTTCTGTCTTCACTGTCTGTTTCCGCATCTTGCCTTCAGCATCCGGCACATAGTTTGTTATTTCCTCTGACAGTGTAACGACAACGTGTTCACAGTATTCACGCCGCATCACTGATGTCAGGTATTTCATCACTTCATCCTGCTTTGCGATCAGCGCATCTTCCTTTTCGGCAAGACGATTTTCTATATATGCGCGGATGTCTGGTTTTGTGAGGTTTTCAGAACCAATCTTCCTTGCTGTTTTTTCAGAATATCCAGCCCTGATTGCGGCCTGCGTTGCATTCAGGTCGATCAGGTATTCATCACAGAACAACTGCTGCTTCTCCGTCAATGCCACAATCTTCACCTTCTTTCTGATCTAATTTGGCGATGTCAGTCGATTACAATCAGCACAACCGCAGCGCCCTCAACATTGATCGTCTTTTTATCGTATGGATCAACGATCACACGTTCAACGCCTTCACGTTTTTCCAGTTCCTTCACAAGTTCGCAAGTGGGAATCTTGCTCATGTCGTTCTTCATGGTTTTTCTCCTTCTTATGTCCATCAATATGTGAAGCTGTCGGAGGGATTCGAACCCTCAAATCTCAGGATTACAAAGCCTGCGCACTTTCCATTTATGCCACGACAGCGTAAAGCGGGACGTATAGGGTTCGAACCTACATCCTTTCGCTTAACAGGCGATTGCTCAACCGTTGAGCTAACGTCCCACATTTCCCCCAGCCCCCGCCTGCCGGAGGAATAATCCCGCATGTCTATCCGCAATGTTTATCGGATATACGGCCACTACCTGACATGCACACCTGAACCAACACAAAAAGCCCACAGCTTCCCCGTTCCAGTTTATCGGACAGGTACTTGCCAATGGGCGAATTAGAAAAGCCCGACAGATGATTCTGTCAGGCTTTACACTTGTGCATCTTAACAATATCAGAAACTGCCTGTGAATTCAAGAGAATTATTGTGAATTCTTAGGAACTTTTAGGAATTGTTTATCGTTTTTACGCCATCATCAGGAACAAAACCAGCAGAACCGGGAAGCAGACCATCAGGACGCAGAACCCTGCGACCCCATCAAAGGGGTGGAAGGACTTCTTCACGTCCGCTTCCCATGTCCAATATCGCCGGGGCTGGTTCGCGTACTTGCTCCACGCGATGTCATTCTTGCGCTTGATGTCATCCATCAGGGTCAGGTGTTCTTTCGTGGTCATGGTGGTCTTCCTTTCTGTTCATTCGTCCAACTGGATGATTTCAAGCCCATCCAGTTCGATTTTCCCTTTCCACATCCATTTGTTGATTTGTTCTTCTTTGAAGCGCTTTGCCTTTTGTTGGGTTGTGGCGTTGAAGCGGAAGTACACCCCGCCATTCGAAACATAACTGCTTACATACAGGCCAGTAAACTTGCTTTTCAGAATAACCATTGCATTTCTCCTTCTGCGGGGTTATACCGCCCCGCCCGGTGTCGTTATTCAAGGCTTTGCCCATACAGGGCAGAACACATTATTCTGTTCGTCAACGTAGCAAACCGACTTTGCAACGTACTCGTAATAATACTTGATGTTGCTACGGGTGATGCAGCCGTTCGTTCCCGTGCAGACGATGTACGCCTTTTCAGTTTCACCGCAAGGTTTGATCTGAACAGGGCAGTTCTTCGCTGTCGGAACGAACTTCCGGGATGTCTTGCGCACGGGCTTCTCTTCAATCGTGGTGCTTAACAGTTCCCTGTAACCACGTGGATCATCATCGTCATCAACGAAAGTGACATACGCCTGATACAGATTCGACCATCGGGCTTCCAGATAGCCGTGCCGCTCCCCATTTTCGAAGACAACCACCTGATTGCGTTTAAGGCCACACATATTCGTTCCTCCTTGCAGGGGTCTTCCTTTCCCCTGCCTCTATATTATATTCTATGTTGCCATAGATTCCAATATCCCAAACGGGAAACCTTTTTCCCTTTTTGTCTATGTTGCCATAGACCCTTTTGTGATATAATCCCTTCGAAGGGAGGAAGCACCAATGCCAACCTATGAACAGAACAAGAAGTCTGCCGAAAAG